GAAACCCTACTCGCCGCCGAAGATGTACTTCGCACTATGGAAACTACGGGTATGCCTTACGACTATAATCGTGCTGCGGAAATGCTGGAAAAAGAAGTCGATCCAGAAATGGAGCAGATCAAGAAAGACCTAGCGAAACTAACAGGGCACAAATTACTTAATCCTGGTTCGCATCCGCAAATGGCAGCTGTCTATTACGATGAGTTTAAGGTCTTTCATGCAATGCAGGACCGTCCTGACAAGAAGAGGTCAGTTGACGAATCGGCACGGAAAGAAATGATTGATGGTCGCTTTACCTTTAGTGGTGAACATACCGCCATCATGCAAAATGGCAAGATGATTAAGCAGCCTGCTAAGGAAGCACAGAAGACTCGTAATCTAATCACGAAGATTGCGAAAGAGCATGATCGTTATAAGAAGCTAGAAAAACAGGCTGGTACATATCTAACAGGTTTGATTGTGAGGGCTGAACTTGATCCCGAGTCACGTATCTATACAAGTCTCCCACGACACGCCACGTCTACAGGTAGACTGGCAAGTAGAGGACCGAATCTACAGAACGTTACTAGAACCAAAGAAGGATTGCCTGACATTAGAGGACTTTTCTATGCTTTGCCGGGAACTCTCTTGGTACAAGCAGACTACTCGCAGGCTGAGCTACGAGCAATTGCTGCACTTTCTGGCGATAGACTACTAACGCAAGTCTATGAGAAGGGAGAAGACCTACATAATCTAACAGCTGCTAGGTTCTATGGTGAGAACTTTACTTATGAACAGCGAGCTAATAGTAAGAACATGAACTTCGGTGTATTCTACAGGCAATCAGCAGAAACCTTCTTGGAGAAACATGAAATCGCTGTCGAAGAAGCACAGAAGTATATTGATTGGGTGTGGTCTACTTTCACTACTGTTGGTGATTGGGAAAAGTCAATCGAGAAAGAAGTACACACCAATAAGTACAGGAATTACACCTTTGTCGAAAGCCCCTTTGGTCATCGACGGAGGTTCTACCTTATCACCAAGGAAAATCGAAACGCAATCTATCGTGAAGCGATTAACTTCCTCCCTCAGAACATTGCAGCAAATCTCACTCTTCACGCCTGCATCGAGTTATACAAGAACGTCGATCTTAGACGGGCGTGGCTATGTCTTACAGTTCACGATAGTATTTTGGCGCAAATCGAAGAAGGCTACGTCGAAGAGTATAAGACCATTTGTCAACAAGTAATGGAGTCTAGACCACATGAACTACTTGGTTGGACTCTTCCATTCATATCCGAAGTAGGAGCAGGTACAACATGGGCAACAGCATAGAGAGTCCAATCTCTAATCCCGATCTTCCACATCAGAGAGAGATACTAGCAATTATCGAGTTAGCTTTCAATGCGTATGAGAACGAAAACTATCTCGGACTTGCAATTACCGATACTACGGAACATGCTCGGTGGCTTCTTTCACGATTGACGGATTCAGTTAAATGGGACATTCCCGATACGAAGATTCATCGTGATGGAGTTGAGGTAAAAGGTGGCGGGAAGGTAATTATTTCTACTATGAGTGATCCCGGTAGGCTAATGGGTCTAAGACCTACTGAGATTGTTCTCTTTGGTCGTACGGGCGAGCTTTTCTATTGGTTGCAGAGTAACAATGCGGGTGTCCCTTGGAAGGCAGTTGCATAATGGATGAACTACTCAACGTAATCGTAGCTTTTACTTCTATTGCTATCCTTACTGTGGCATTAGTGGCAAGTTGCGGTTAACGGGTAAATGAGCACATCGCCGCTAGTCTGCCTGCGCTGCTGCGATCAGCCCCACGCCCTACGGGACTTGTCCAAATCAATCCTAACGCGCTTGCAGCGATTCTGCGACCTAGTCGTCGCCCGTTCTCAGATCGGCTTAGAACTCGTCCCTACTTTCCCTACAGGGAGAATATGTGCAACAAACAACTGATACTTTTAGGTCTATTACTATTGACCCAGGAGTAACCACTGGTTACGTAAAGAGCAGAATGCAAGATGGTGTATTAACCGTTACGCCTGGACAAGCTAAGATGACTCCTTATGCTTTTCAGTTCTTTTTGGAGATTAACGCAAAGCCACCCACTATTTTAATCTGTGAGGACTTTGAACTACGTCCAGGTAAGATGGAAGGTGTAATCTTCTACTCTGCATACATCATCGGCGTAACTATGGCACATGCCGAACGCAACAAGTTAGACCTAATCATGCAGAAGCCGGCGTATGGAATGGGTGGCTATTTTAGGACAATCGAGAAGTTGAAGGAAGCCGGTGTGTACAAGGGTGGTAAGGATTATGAGCATAGTATGGCAGCTATGCGGCACTTCATGCAATGGTTTACATACGGACCAGGCTACCGCTTTGGTCAACACAATCCCATAGTGGAGTTGAAGATATGAAGAGTTGGCCTGACTTCCTAAAAGAACTTCCTATTACAGTTACGCCAGAGGAAGCTGATGAGAAGCGTGAAGAGCTAGCTGCAACTCTTCGCATACTTGCTGACAATATCGAAGATGGTACGTTTAACTTTCATGACTTCACTCTTAGTATCAGTATCAATAGGCCAGTCGATAATGCCTATTAAACCGCTAGAGCAAACTTCGCTAGCTATCTGTGAAGATTGTAAATCGTTGCGTTCGCTTGGTAGTAAGCAGGAATGTACTCTACATACTATTTGGCGATTCCTAGCTAACTACAATAAAGCCAACAAGACCAACATCTTCCTAGCACAATATGAAACTAAAACATAACTATTATGATAGAGTTGCTGAGCGAATCCGTAACGATCCATACGGACCATTTAACAAGCCATACCGCAGCTGGATTGGTCGTTACCATATTCGCTATGGACGAATGCCGCCAGTTGATCTTCGTTCTGATTGGCCTAATGTACCATCGTGGGCTAAATGATTAGACGTGAAGTAGCAGAAGCGCTGTGGCCTGAATTTGTAGCAAGAGTTGATGCTCTTGTAACAGAGGCCGACGACTTCAATCGTGAACTTATGAAGATGGGCGCACCAAAGCGTAAAAGGTCTGATCCGTCACCAAAGAAGTTACAGCGAGAGAAGTTACAGAACCAAATTATTAAGATTTTGGATAAGTGGGGACCGCTTAATCCCGCAGCAATTTTTGCTCAGATTAATGATCCTGCCTATACTTACGGTACAGTTGGTCGCTGCCTTATTAGAATGGCTCAAAAGGATGCACTCATTAAGCCCGGATATGGACTTTACGATATTCCACGACCAATAAAAAAGGCACCCTAGCAGGAGAGAACTAGGGTGCCTTGTATCGCCGCGTCGCGCAGCGAACTGTTTAAATTAAACTATGGTGTCGGCTCATTAGTGTAAGCTGACTCAACTCCGGGTAGAGCCTGAGCAGTATTTGAGTTACCAACTCTACTAGCCAGGATACCCTTACCTACTGCAAGCAGCCCTGCAATAGCAGCTACCTTTAACTTGGTAAGGAAGTCGGCGTCTACTGACTCTGTTGCTCCATCTACAAACAGGAGTGCTCCTGTCGTTTGTAGGAATGTCCAAACAGATCGTTCTGCTAGGTCTAATAGGAATGCCTTGCTGAACATACAACCTCCTTATAGGGACTTTACTGCGAGAATTGCGACACATACCAGGATTCCGAGTAGTAACCATTCTGCTGTATCCATGTTATCCTCCGACGTGTACAAATGCCAAAACCATACTCATGTTACGAACGTCGTGACCTTCACCCCTCCTCATTTGTCTCCCACCGTTAGAGTTATTACCGTCAGATGTGTTACACTCAATGGCAGTAAAGCGATCTTGCGAACCCTGTAGCCAACCTTCAAATAGTCCTACGTGTTTTGCTACTCTATCAGAAGTGCCCCAATCATAGAGAACAATATCTCCCGGCTGTGGCTTGGTCGTAATCGTTAGTTTGTTTCTGCCAGCCATAGCATCGAAATAGATGTAGGGGCAGTATGCGTAATACCTTCCACGAATCCAAGCTTTGCTGCCAGCAGTAACATACGATTTTGCTACGCTCATAGCGCACCATGCACCGATTAGCCCATACCATAGACTTGCCGGAGAACGGTTTGAGTTTGGTGGGTTCTCGGTTTCGCCAATTCTACTGATTGCGTCTTTAAGTGCCCTCACCCGTAGAGGTACGGGTTGTTTAGCCTTAAGCCTCCTACGACGCGCTGCGTAGAATTGCATTACCTTTCCAGGCTTCTTGCGATCCTGTAGATAAGCTAGCAACAGGTCACCAGCAGCTTTATCTGGCTTAGGATAGCCTAGCCAGTATTTTGCTCTATAAGCTGCTTGGCTGCTTTCTACACCCCATACGCCATCTACTTCTCCATAGTAGTATAGCTTGCGTTTAAGAGCACCCTGCATAATCTTTACATCGTCCCCCCGCATTAGGGGAGTGGTTAATTCTAACGTCTTCATTAATCAGTTTCTCCTTAGTGTGAAGCAGGTGCAGGTCTATGTGGATGGACAATAATAATGACAGTTGGGCCTACAGTACCATTACCCTCGTGATAGATCACATCATCTACAATGAGTAGTGGATCACCAAGTTCATCAGACGCCAACCTGATGTGTTCATTAACATGAGGTACACAAGCAAGTGTGACTTCTCGCTGTTGACCCCCTTGACTAATAATCACGCGATTCACTTCCCTAGTCCTTCTTCTCCGCAATAGATACATCTACTGGATCATCATTTACTATTAGTACGTTTTGTGGGCCTTCTTTGGCTGCTGCTGCCGCAATAGCATTAGCAGTTTCGGTATCCTTAACCAATTGTGCAAGCGTAGCTTCTGAGGTTCTGATGGTTTCTTCTAGAGCAGCAATAGCTTTGGTATCTTCGGGTTCTGTGGACTGTCCTGCCTCTTTAGTCATAGCAATCAAACGTCGAGCAAAAACAAGTTGAGCCTTTAAGCTCACGATGCTTTTAGTTAGCTCAGCAATCCAGTTGCTATTAACTAGAACATGAGTTTGATCTGTTACAACCTTGATTCTACTAAGTTGATCTACCATCTTTGCTTGAGCTTCTGCTGCAAGACGCGTATCTCTACCATGTGCTAGATCAATAACATCTTGGCGTTCCTGTAAGATTCGTGCTGTTTCTGTTACTTGATCGGCAACCTCCTGTTGTCGTCTGCGAGTTTCTTCGGCAACCTCTGCCTGCTGTCTCAATGCTTCTTCTGCTACAGCTTCCTGTCTTACGATTTCACGATGTTCCTTAGCAATGCTTTGCTTTTCAATTTGACGAGCTAAGATCAGTGGTGAGGTTGCGGCAATTAGTGCAGCGAAAACAACGCCTGACACAGTAATTGCTGCAATCCACAATCCACCAATTTCTGTTGCTAGTAATACCATTGAACTCTCCTTAAAGTTCTGCTGGAAACGAAATACCTGCAAGATCAACCCATGTTACATCGCCACCTGTTACTTGAATCGTTCCAGTATGTGCTACAAGTGCAAAACCAAATAAAGCACCACAAATGATCGGTAATCTAATATAACCCGAAGAGGAGCCAGGAGCTAGTGCTGGCCGAAAACCTTCTGGAAAAGTAAAAGGTATGGTATTATTAGCTCCGCTTTTAATCAAACCACGAACGTGAACAATACCAGCTGCATCCCGCATAAATGCAGCGAACTGGTTGCCGCTTGCGCCTGAATCATAGTTTACCCAACTGTTTTGAAATGCTGGTGCTCCACTACCTGAACCAATATAAATCCATTTAGTAGAACGATCATATTCCCGGAGCAAGCCAGTTTCTTCTCGCCGCTTCTGATTATTGTAAGCGATATCTTGTAGTACGCCAGAAGGCCGAAAATGTCTCTTATCAAGAAGGCTCATTAGACTGTTGCCAAAGGCTTGTTGAGAGTTGCTGTATATTCTGTAGCACCGTTGTCCTCACAGGCGCAATCAAGAGCAGTTACAGTAAATGTATCCACAATATCAGTCCACTCCAAATCGACTTCTAACTGTACACGTGCACCAGGAAAAACTAGTTCGTCCATAAAGGGATTAAAAATTTCGGGATTGTCATAGAACTTTACTTGGACTTCAATATCAGGAACTAACGCTTCTGATGCTGCTGATGCAACAAGAGTAGTAAGGTTAGCAAGAGCACTCGGACCTGAGAACTCTTCAACAATATCAAGTCGTCTATAGAGCGATCCACCAGCGTAGTTAATTACACCTTTGCGGTTACTGGGTCCTTGTGCAATCCCGAAAACTCTTGTACCTCTAATTCCTCCATGTCGGAATGAAAGAAATTCAGCATTTCCTCCTGGCCTACATATAAACTTGTATGTAACTGGTGTAGATGTTCCGTAAGCGGGAAGCGCGCTGCTTGGAAAGTTAAGACTTGGTTCTCCCCAAGGAGCAACTAATTGGAGAAAGCGTGTTACTGCTGGATCACCCATTGAAAGAATTTCAGAAATGTGGTCGGCAATTGTTCTAGTATCACCTGGATCAATGCGATATCTTACCTCAGTTCCGCCCGATGACGGAGTTCCAAGAAATTGCCATTGGAGAGAATCAGCAATTCCAGAATCATTACACGATTCCCTAATCAATCTATAAATTACGTAAGAAACTGATCCAGTGTAGTCAAATACAGTACCATTAGTAGGATCTGCAGCAGTAGTTGTTCGATAATTACTGTTAGGATCTTTGGGCCAGATCACTTTTTCTAGATAGTGTAAGTAGTCCTTTCCCGCTACACTCATTACACGATTCTTGTAATGATCCTGAATACTGACTTCGGTATGAATTCCACTCATGATGTGTGGCCCACCACCACGAGTTTGCAATGAAAAGTCTGATCGGTAAGGTCGTGTTTGTCCTAGAGTAGCTAGTGCGTTACTCAGTGGAATATCGTATGTAATGTAGCCTGGACCAATAAGTGATTTTCCCCAACGCAAGTTGAGAGGATTGAATTCCCCATAATTATTACCGCTATGATCTCTATGATATACGATCCAGTCAGACATTTAAATCGTGTAGTTATTGTACCATCGTGCTTGAATTTGAGTTGCGCCAGAAGTGCCAGTACCGTTCAGTTTAATACTTTTACCAATCCAAGTAACTAGACGGGGGTCCATCGGCAGCCAACCATAGGGGAACGAAGTTACATTGTACAAATTTCCGCTTGGTCCTTGAATGGTACGATCCCTCATTACAACAGTGATCGTCTGGCCTGCTGTAAGTGTAGCACCAATGGAAATCATGCCAGGATAGCCCTGCTGGTCAATAGAAGGGTTCGTAATTGGTCCGGTGATTGTGTATTCCATCCATGATGGAGCGTTACCGTTACCAAAATTAGTTAGAGGAGTCGAACTAAGTCCAACAATTGTTTGGGTTTGTAGATCATAACTATGGAACCAAGGATCGTTACCCGCTAGTACAAGTCTCCAAGGACTAATCGTAGCTCCTGCTAATCCTACAGGAATTTGTGGGTAGCCAACGATTGAAGCATCCAGTGTCCAAGGTTCTGTTTGTCCTGTTAGTAGAAACTGCAATTTACCCAAAGTAGAATTAGGAAACATACTAGTAAAATGCTGTACCATACTCTTTCGCTGTGTCCAGTATGCTGTGGGGGTGGTAGCCATGATATCACCCTCAAGTTCAACTAGCTGGCGACCAAGCGAAGTAGGATTCCGAATCACTCCGTGTGAATAAGGTAATCCTTGGTTTACGTGATCAATATTTTCGATGCTTGGTTCAAATTTCTTTAGTGCACAACCAAGACCGTTAGTAACGGCATTAAGGTCGTATGCACCCCCGCCAAAAGAGTTGTTGATAAATAGAATCCAGTCAATCATTCTGCAATCCAAGCGTTTCTGATAACAAAGGCGGAACGGCTAAGGACTTGTTCAAGACTCTCATCCTGATAGGCAACGATAGGACCAAGTGTAATACTGGTCTGTGCGGGAGCAGGTGTGGTACTACTAGTCATACTTGATGTACCTGATGGAATGTTCCTCTGCCACGGATCGGGCGTAGATGGATTAGGATGCCCTGGTAGGTAATTAACAGGACCGCCTGCACTAGTACCCGGCATGTTAGGCATCTTACCACCTAGGAGATTCTCGAACAGTTTACCAAAGAAGTCTAGTAGTGCTTGCTGCTCGCTTGCTACACCTGCAATGATTGCAGCAGCAACGTTAGCTCCGTGACTGTACCACATATTTAGCTGATCTTGCATAAGCCTGTTAGTAGCTGTATTGATTCTTTCCTGTGAAGTCTGCCATAACTGTTCAAACTGCTGTAGCTGCGTACTAGTCATGTTGTTTAGTGCCTGCATATAAGGGAGTGCATCTGGACCCATTTCCGCAAGCTGTCTAATTAGTTGCCCAGGTAGACCCTTATCCCTAAGAGACTGTAGCACACCCTCAAACTGATCGAAACCGGAAATTTGTGTTTGTAGGCTATTCAGTACATCATCAGGCGTAAGCTCTTTTGGTTTGAGCAATCCTGCGATCTTGTCTGTTAGTTCACTGATCTGTTTAACAAGCTCTCCGGTTGTTCCAGCAGTTGCAGTAGAAATTGCAGTCTGTCCCTTTTGCCAAAGAGCCACATAGTCTCCTAACTGACTACTAGTTGCGTTGTTAAGAGTTTCTAGTTGATCTACTGCTTCTGGACCTAGAGCCTCAAACTGCTTTGCTAGATCAGCCGGAACCTTAGCTGCAAGACTAGAAAGAAGTGAGCGCCACTTGTTGAATCTGTTTACCTGACCTTCTAGGTCAGCAAATAGATCATCAAAGCCTAATGCTACTCCCCATTCCCTCTTACTGGCTACGCCGGGATCATTGGTCAAGAAATCTCCTGCAAACAATGAACCAAGCTGTGCCTGCATATCATCATGGACAGACTTGATCTGACTATTCAAGTCCTCAATCTGACTTTGATAATCGTCTACCTGACTTTGCCATTCATCTAGTGCGCTCTTGAAGCCTTCACCAATCTTGTTTTCAAGTCCCTGGAACAACGTACCGAAGTTGTTCTTTGCGATAGAGTTTAGCTCATTCCATGTATCGAGTAGCTTATTAGCAGCTTGCTCTTTAAAATCCTTTAGCTGATCTAGGGTGCTCTGTTTCCATGACTTGATATCATCGACAGTCTGATACTGTGAAGCGCGTACCTGACCCTGCATCTGATTCCATGCTCTAACATACTTCTTAAGCTGTGCAGGCGTAGCATCTGCTAGAAGCTTGATGTACTTGAGTCCATCGACACCGAGCGCCCTTAGATCATTCAACAGCCCCACAGGGGCACCGCGCTTCTTTAACGTGGCGATAGCCTTGTTGAACGTCAACATAGCTTGGACTTGACCCCGAGCATCCTTAATAAGATCGTTTACGCCTAGCCGCTCTCGCCCCTTCATCATAGTTGCTTTTTTGCCATACTGCTCTGCTCTGATCTTGTCAATCTCTTTTCCGCTCTTCTTAAACTTAGCAAGAGCATCCTTCTGGCGCTGTAGATACTCGTCTAGCTTTAGCTGATCGAACTGCTTGTTGTCTCCAATGGCATCAATCTTCTGTTGCTTCTTTTGAAGGAACGCACCATTGAACAAATCCATTACGAGAGCAGCGGTACGAACGATCTTGTCCTTTTGTAGCAGACCCTTTAGAATACCATCAATCATGCTGATACCGAGAGGAATGAACAACTTAGCAGGAGAACCCTCACCTACTGCTTGTCCTGCCATAGCTCTGGCTTCAAGTACCTTACGCATCATTGCACTAGCGATAGCACCATTACCCTCAACGCCGGCTGCTACACCATTTACGATGCTGCTACCAAGACCAGCTAGTGTTCCGATAGCAGGAATGACTACATTGATTTTCTGCTTGATTGGAGTCTTGAATGCAAACTCAATAGCTTTACGTGCAGGTGCAGGCTTTGCCTTTGGGATGATAGGTGGAATCTTCAAACCACCTAACCAACCTGGCGCTAACTTGAGCTTACCAATCGTAGCGGGCAGTTGGAGAACACCACGCTTAACTGGTCCCTTACCCTGTGAGAGAATTTCTGCAGGAGTTAGCTTGTTAGCTTGACCAGCAGCGATCTTAACATCAGCACTTAGCTTGATCTTCTTTGCCTGCCAGTTACGGATGAAGGTTGCCATTTTGTTATTAGCCGCTGTGGTATCTAGATTGAGAGCAACCTTGAAGAACTTTCTTAGTTCAGCAGGGCTCATCATCCGACCAATCTGTCTACTGAAATCAAGAGCCATTGCTCGCATTTCAGGACTGATCTGCTTAGGTAGCATCTTTAGCTGCTGTAGAACAGTGATGACAGAATTGAATCCTGTCTTCATCTTGGTACTAGCGCCACCTACCTCTAGCGACCAACGAGCCATATTACCACGCGCTTTTTCAATAGCTCTGTTAATGCTCTGAATTGCAGGATCATCGCCCTGGAACCCAACTCGGAATAGTTTTGCACGTTCATTCTGTAGTTGAATGATTCTAACCTGCTGTTCACCAATACGAGCGTTGGCAATCTGTTCTCTCTTTAGGTGATCTGCAAATGCTCCTGCTGATACACGGAGATTCTGATATGCGGTATTGAGACTTGCAACAGCACGACTACGATCTAGAATAGCCTGTGAAAGACTTAGTTCTGCTTGCTGTTTTTCCACACCCTTTAGACTTTTAAGGCTAGCGTTTAATTGCTTGATTTGTAGATCGTACTGCTTAACTGCAATCTGAGCGCCTTGTAGATCACGTACACGATCACCTGTTGTAGCAAAGCGACTAGCAG